CTTTCACTTATTTTTTCAGACTTATTATTTGCAAATTTTTCTATATCTTTGGCTAATTGATTAAATTCAAAATCAAACATTTTATTTAATGGTTTTTTTAATAAAGTTTTAAACTCTGCTTTTGTCACTTCAAAATATTCTCTAAAATTATTTATTTTTTCAGTATTGAACTTCAATTCTTCTTTCATTGTTTCAAGATATTCTTTATCTGTTTCATGAGGTCTTTTTTTTCTATGATATTCAAGAAAACTTTCACCCATTTGTTTTTTAACAATAATATTTTTGTAAGGTATTTTTTGAGAAGTATATGGAAGAATTTTCCTTCTTTCTCTTTTTGAAAGCTTTAATCTTTCCATAGTATCAAAAGCTTCAATTTCTCCTAATAAACTTTTATATTTTTTATATGCTAAAGACTTAGCTTTTTTAGGATCTGAAAGCGTAATATTATCTTTAGTTAATTTAGTAAATTCTTTTTTTAATTCTTTTATACTCTCTAAACTTTTCGCATCTTTTTTACCTTTTAACTTTGCAAATTCTTTTCTTATTATCTCTCTTTTTTTTGTGTTTAAATCAATAGTTTTTTTAATAGATGCCATAAAAGGTTTAGAACTACCACCAGAAGCAAAAGTTTCTATTGCTTGAACACCGTGTGTTAATTCATGCATTAAAGCTCCTGGAATATTGTTCATTCCACCTTTTATTTTTATTGACCTACTTTTATTATTCCAAGCACCACTCGTAAAACCTTCTTTTGAATCTAACTCAACCTTTACAGTTATATTTTTTAACTGAGGGTAGTTTTTAAAAAGAACATCATGTTTAAGAATTTCACTTAATTTTTTTTCATATCGACCAACTTTTAAATCATCTATTAGTTTAGCTTTTGAATCATCAAGTTCAAATTTCATTTTCCCTTCTTTTGACTTAATAAATCCAGTTTTTTCCCAAACCTTTTGTTCATCTATTCCTTCTTTAAGCATTTTTTTTGCTTTATCTTCCATCTTAATATTATGACTTTTTGCTTTTTCTCCAGCCATTATAAATTTAGTTTCAGTAGATGTATTTGGAGTGGCTTTTCGACTAAAAACTTTTTCTGATTCAAATTGTTTAGCTAATCTTCGTGCTGAAGATCCGTTCAATTTAAGTAAACCATCAAGAAAATCAGTTATTTTTTGAATAATTTTTCCAAGTTTTGTTTCTCTGTATTTATCTCTACTTTTTAATATTTGAGAAAACATATTAGCTTCATTTTCTTCTAACCTTAATGCGTTGTCTTTAACTTTACTTGGATCAAAATTAAGTTTATTTTTACCCATTAATTTACGCATTTCTCTTCTAAGACTTAAAGCTTCTTTATTAGTAATCATATTAAGTTGTTTGAACCTATGGTACATCTCATGACTTACGATTCCTTTGTTAGCATAGTCTATATCAATTTTAATATTACCATTTTTTTGAGAACCTAAAATCCTTCCATCAGTATCTAATTGACCAGTTTTTATAGCATATTTAATAGTTCCATCATCAAATTTTTTAACAAGTTCTATTGTGACTCTTTGGTTATTGTCAAATATTACAGAAACATGACCTTCAGGGGTTATATTTACCTTTTGTCCTTTGAACATACTATGTATATCTTTAATATTAACACCTTCACCAAGAAGATTGCTTATATTAAATTTTTGATCTTCTGACATTTTTTCTTGTAAATAATCTGATTGTTCTTGTATATCTTCATCTTGTTTAAAATCAATATTATCATCATATTTTAAATCAGGGAGAGGTGGTATATCTTGTGTTTGATCTACTTCAGGTTTTACTTCAGGTTTTTGATCTATATTTTGATGTTTTTCGATAATAAAATTTACTTCATTTTTTAAATTCTTTAAAATAGGGTTTTGGTCTACTAATTTTAAAAGATCTTTTACTTCTATATCTTTATTAGCTAAAGAACTATCTATATCTTTTAAAATCATTCTTTCTTTTTTTGATAAAGGTGCTTCATTTATTTGTTCATTTATTTGTTCATCTATTACAGGTTTTTGATCTACTTGTTCATCTATCACAGGCTGTTGATCAATAGTCTCATCTACTATAGGCTGTTGGTCAATTTGTTCATCTATTACAGGTTGTTGATCAATATCTTCGTCTATATTTTCATCTACTTGTTCGTCTATTACGGGTTGTTGGTCAATATCTTCATCTATTATTGTCTGTTCATCTACCTGTTCGTCTATATTTCCATCTATATTTTCCTGTGGTTTTTGACTTCGCATAGAAGCTTTACTCGTAACTCCACCAACCATACCAGCAGTAAGAAGAACTTCAACATCTTTTGCAGATTTTTTTATTGCTTTATATATTTTTATAGCATCAGACGCATCGTCTAAACCTTCTTTGGTAAGAACACTTAATCCTGCATCAGCAAGATGTTCTGCATATTCAGTTCCCATTTCAGTTCCAGTTTTAGCACCCCAAACACCAAGAGCAGCAAGCCCTTTTTTTACTGCTTCTTTTTTCAATAGTTTATCAACACTAAGTTTATTTAATTTGGTTGATATAGCTCCCATTGTTAAAGAAGCAGTTAACGCATTGGATTCAGAGACATCTTTATTTTTTCTTATTCTTTTATAAAAATCAGCAGCAGCAGTCATTCCAATAGATAAAGAACTTATTAATGTAGATCCATTAGAAAGAATATAACCAATAATTTGAGGTGCAATACTTGCGATACCATCACCAAATTGAGTTATTAAGTATTCTGGTTCCAATAATAAAGATGGGTTATCCCAAAGTTTTTTATCTTTTATTTTATCAGAAGTTCCTAAGTCTAAACCTAATATTTTTCTATCACCATGAAGAATTTTCTCATCTTCAGTTGTCATTTTATGTAAATAATCTCTAAGATCTCCAGCTAATCCAGAATGACCAGTATTTAAGAGATTTCCAACAGTTTTTTCAACATAATCTATTTTACCTGCACCAAAAGCTAATATATCACCAAGTTGTTTATCAATCATTACAGCAGCTCTTGGAATCATTTTTACAGAAGCTTTTAATCCTCTTTCAGTTTTATCTCTGGTTCTATCTAAAAAACCTTCGTCTTCATATTCTTCTTCTCCCCTATCATTATATTTTTGCTCAAAACCATAATCCAATTCAGGGATATGACTGTATTCTGTATCTGTTTGGTCAGGTAAATTATCTGGAACATTATATTTTGGTTGTTGAGTATCATATTCACCAAAAGTATCATAAGTTAATTCTGGTAGATAATCCATTTTAGTATGTACCTCTTTGTTGATTTAGTTTTTCAATATAACTATCAAAAGCATTTTTCTTTGCCTGTGTCATTGTAAGATTATTGTTTACACCTTCCATTATACTTTGTTTTATTATATCTTTCCTGCTTTTTTGAAACTTCATTGCATTTTTAGCTAAAGCTCTTCTTACCTCTACTTCTGTTCTATTATCTCTATTTGCTAAAGCGTCTACCATACTTTGATTGGCTTTATATTGCATAGCGTATTTATCAGCTTGATTATTGCTTCTATTTATAATATTTAATTTATCTTGCATTGATTTTCGAGATAAAGAAGACCACCATCCAGTTTGATCTTGTAATTTTTTTTCTACACTTGGGGTTAAGTATATTTTTCCACCAGGTTTTTTATAATCTGAATTCAATTCTTCTTCTGCTCTATAATAGGTTTGTTGGTCTTGGTAAGAAAGTGAATTTATATCTTCACCACTTTTTTCTTTCAATCTCTTTAAAGTTTTTTCATTTGCCTTGCTTCGTTGAATACTAACATTTAATTCATATCTACTTTTTTCTAACTCTGCTTTTTCTTTTCTTTCAATATCTTTAATTGTAGTTCTACTGTCAGTCACAGCACTCATTTTTTGATTAAATTCAATAATAGACATATTTTTTACTTCATCTTTAGACGGTATTGACCATGTAGGTAACATATCTCCTTTTTTATTCCAATCATAGAAACTATCATAAGTTTCTTTTGTTACACTTGGAATAAAACTTTTTGCAGCATTTGCCCTATTTTCTGCATTTTCTAATTTTGTTTTATTATATTTAGCTAAATCTTGTTCTTGTTTCGTTAAATATTTCTCCTCACTCCTCCCTTTTTCGGTTAAATAATTTCCTTTTTCCATTAAAAATCTTTCTGTTTTCATTGCATGTTCGTCTTTTTCTCTTTTTATTTTCGTAAGATAAGCAGCTTCTGCTCTTTCTTTTTTAATTTTCTCATCTTTTTCTCTCTCTTCTTTTTCAGTTATAGGATTCATTCTTGGTGTAGCTGCTCGAACTTTTTCTTCATAAGAAGCGTTAGCGTCCCATATTGGTTTTCTATCTACTTTTTCTATTGCATTTCTTTTAAAATCTATACTATTACTTGAAGGAGCAAATCTTAAATTTGCCCTTGGAATCGGTGTTCCACCGGTTGTTCCATACATACTATTCCCTTGCTGAGAAGAGGAAGTTCCATAAGCTCCACCATTAGCCATGAGTTCTCTTTCTTCTTCATATATTCTTCTTTGATATTCTTTTTCTTCTTGATCTATCCTAAAAGCCCTTTCTACTTGTGCTCTATCATAAGCCCTTTGTTCATCTGCTATCATTAGATTTTCTCTATTCATACCTTTTTCGTATGCTTCACGTTCAGCAGCTAATAATCTATCTTCTTGATTATACTTAAAAGATTCAGCAGCTCTCCTTGCTTCCATACTACTGCCCATCAGATTTCCATAGTTTGTTTCTTTTATATAAGGATTCATTTTTAACCTATGTTACCCATTTGAAAAGTGTTATATGCATTATACATATTATTCCCAGTATTAGATACTGATTGTTGCTGATTCATCATGTTTATATTACCACCAAAGTTTTGAGACATATCAGTACTATAATTAGAAAGAGCATCGCCTTTACCTGGTCTTTGAGAACTATAATTAGCGTCTCTTGCGCCAAATATATTATGTGTCGATCTACCTTCTAAAACCTTAGTATTTTGTAACCCCATAAGTCTTCTGCGTTCCATTTCTCTTTCTCTTTCTTCATCCGACAAACTATCTAAATATCTATCATCTCTTTCTCTTCTGTTACTTTGATATAATTCCATTTGATTTTGGAAGTTTTTATTAATTGGAGCAGAATGGTCTGTTACTCCTCCAGGAAGAATTCTTGAATTATTATTGTTTCTACTCGCATTTTGAAGAGCAAAAAATTCTCTTCGTTCACTCATAATATCATCAATATTCATTTTTACCCCCGATTACCCATTTGGAAGATATTATATGCATAATCCCTATCATCTTTTGCTTGACCTTGGGCAGCCATAATATTAGATCCTGCTTCCATACCTTCTGCTTTTGACTCTCCACCATACATTTGTGCCTTTGCAATATTACCAGCACCAGTTTGATATATATCTGCTTTTTCAGATCCAGCTCTTTGTAAATAACCACCCTGTGTTCCAGCAGCTTGTTGACCCATCGAAGCCACATTTTGCAACGGGTTTAAAGAATCATAATATCTTTTCAGGAAATTATCATAATCATTTGTAGCAAATTCCTGATTAAACCTTGATGCTTCTTTTAAAGCTCTCCCACTTAAAGCCCCACCTCTTGCAGCAGCAGAAGTTTCGATGCCTCTTATTCCTTCTGCAAGTCTTGCTTGATATCCTGGGGCTTGAGTGTAATCTCCGGGGCCGGAATTTATTTTCTTTGTCAATTTTCCAAGAGCATCAACGCCATATTTTCTCCATGGTTCTAATAGTGCTGAAGCACCTTCTTGTGCAGTTTGGATGCTTTTTACAGATGAATCCATACCTTTATTATATGTGTTCATCATTTCATTTGCAGATTTTTCTCTTGCTTCTGCTGCTCTCTTAAATTCATTTGCCTGAGTTATACTTCTTTCTTTAGCTCTTCTATCAGATTCTGCTTGTTGTTCTCTATATATTTGTTGCTGTTGTTCCCATTTAGCTTCTCGTTTTGCTATTGAATCTGCTTCTCTTTGTCTTGCTTCTACTTCATATTTATTTATTCTTTCATCTCTTTCTCTTGCAAGTCTTGAAGCTGTTTCTTGTTGTCTTTTAGCAGCATTTTCGCTTCTTTTATCTGCATAAGCTCTATCTCTTTGTAGATTTGCTCTTTCTGTCTGTTTAGCCCGATCTGCTGCATAAGCTGCAGCTATTCTCTCTTTTTTCCTTGCAGATGCTCTTCTGTCTGCTTCAAATTCTGCATTACTATATCTCGTATCAGGATTATATTTTAAGCCTTCTCCCCAACCTCTATTGTCCATAGGCTTTGATGCTATATAATCAGAAAGTTTTTCATCACTCCAACCTGCAAATTGACTCTCGAACATGTTTTCCTCCTATTTATTATGTTATTTCAAAACCTGATATAACACATCCTATTTTATTTGTTACTGATGCAATCATTACTACCTCACAACCAGGTTCTAACATTTGGTTTATTAGAGCACCACAAATCCAAGAACTATTACCTGCAAGTGTTTTAGCTTTTACAATTCTATTTATATAAGATGCAGACCCTTCTGATGGAACAATATTTATAGTGATAGTAACAGGTGTATTATTGTCATTTACAAAAACAGCATTTTTTATATAACCTCTTGTCTTTGAAGGAGCTGTGTAATAAGTAGCTTCTGAATCTGTTATAGCAACTCCATCAACAAATAATTTTGCTAAAATCATACTAAACCTTTTTTAAAATTTACAAGCTTTAATTTGTGCATATGTACCTACTAAAACAGTTTTTACAGGCTCTTCCATTGTTAATTCGTAAATTCTATTTCTACTTTTACCCAATCTACGCCATACAGCTCTTGTACCATATTGTTGAAATTGGCCTATTGAAACCGTTTTACCATCAGACCATGTATTACCACCATCATCAGACCATTTTAATGTAGCTTGTGGATCATAACCATCTTCTGTAGAAGTTTTATTTAAACCAACGCCAGCTTCAAACTCAACCTCAACTCTGTTATGGATTACATTAACATGGTTTTTATTTATTATCTGAGTTCGCCTTGTTCTTTTTATTGGAAAATTAGCATCTGTATAGGTATTCATATCTAATGCATAAATTTCACCAGTAGCAGAATCACCAACAAGAGCATAATTTGATCTTTCTCTTGGGGATAACTCATATCCAACAACATCCTCTGCATCTTTTATTCCGCTTTCTTCATACCAAGCTTCAAACATAGCAGCTAATTCATCTATCCATGGACTGTCGATTGGTAGTTGCACAGTTAAACCAACCTCTGCTCTATGTGCACCAGGAGTATCTCTAAATTCTCTTGTTTCAACACAAGCATAAGTTAATATTGGCTCGGCATCCCCACCAGTAGAGATTGAATTATCTGACCCACCAGTACCTTTTAGTGAATTAATATTTCTAACCATACCACCGCCTGATTCCCATGTACTTCCATCGTAATCAAAAGTATAACTATTTTGAAACGAAGCTGCTTTCGAATTATCACCACTCATACCAGCCCGAGACAAAGAAGTAGGTGCTACAGCTATTGTACTCCATGAAGAACCTGTCCATTCTAAAGGAGGTTTAGTGGTAGTATTTTCACCGGTTGTTATAGCAGCACTGATATTTCCACTTCCACTTATCTCATAAACTGCAAAAGGTAAATCATTTTCTAACGACCATGCTGTACCATTATAAGAAAATGTACCATTTATTGGATTCTCAGATGTATTTCTTCCACCCCAAACCAACATATTAGAAGAAGTTGTTGCTGCACTTGATGAATGTTCAGTATTAGTAGGAGCATTAGTTATTGATGACCATATAGTCCCATTAAATATTTCTGAAGTATTACAAAAATTCCCATTATTATCAATAGAACCCAAACTGACAACAGCATCTGTTGGTGATCCTCCACAAATATGTCTTTGTCTTGCTAAAAGTAAAGAAACATCTGTTTCCCATATAAAATTACTATAATGTTCTGTGGTATCAGTTATTACAGAAGTAGGAGTCCTACCACCACAAACCAAACTATTATTACTGCTTCCACAAACATCATGCCATAGTCTTCCTGTCAATAAATCTTCCGCCACACTCCAAACACCAGGCATATTATATCCTTTTTAAAAAATTAGTTGATATATGATCTTTAAGTTTTTGACTATAACATCCAAGAACATCATCAAGTATTTTATTTTTTATACACATTTTTAATCCTGACATTAATTGACCCATAAGATTTTGCATTTCAGATGGTGAACTTGTATCATTTGTTTCTAAATATTGATTTATCCATCTTCTTGTGTAGCTCTTTAATTGATGGTTATCAACACTTGAAAGATCTTGTTCTGATAAAGACTCTGCTTCTCTTTTTTTAATTTCAGACCAATGTTTTATCTCTCTTATTCTTGAACCAGCAGAATGTTTTATCTCATTTAATCTATATCTATATTCATCCAATTTCACTTCTAATAATTGTTTTTTAAGATAATTATCTTCTTTTAAGATCCGTTCTTTTACCATCTCTTTCTTAATTAATAATTTCCTATACTCAAAGGAAAAAGAAATTACTCCCTGAAACATAACCTTTTGTTCTCTTACTGCTTGCCAATATTTACTTGCATGTGTGGGGAATTTTAAATCGTTTAAAACAGAAACTTCCATCTCTGTTCTTGTCCTGTTCATCTGAGCAGAGTAAACAGTGTGTTCTAGTTCTTTAGAAAGGGTTGTTAATTCAGAAAAAGAATCCTTACTTAAAAGTTCCGATTGTTTTATTATTTCTAAATCCATTTTTTACCTTTTTTACCATAAACTTGACCATTGATGCCATTGGTTTGAACCAATATCTAAAACCCAAGTAGCATTAGCTGTTGGAAAAGAAATTACATAGAAAGTTCTACCTTCAAGTGTATAGGTATAAGCAGTTGCATCAGAAACAACAGCATAAGAACTTAATCTATAATCAATATTACTTGGAGATACATGTTCAAATCCATATCCATTACTTCTTGCTATAAAACCTTTATTTGTTAACCAATATAAAACGCCTTCTACCTCAACAACAGATCCTATAGCTCCACAACCTACATCAAGTGATCCACCCTGAACTCTATCAAAGGGAAAATCAGGGTTGCTTGAAACATGATATATTTCCATTGTTCTCGTACCTAACAGCCAAAGATTTTTTTGCGTAGATCCTAATCCCACCAAATTATCACTTGCTGTTTCTGCCGTTGCATAATCCAATGCGTCCCAAGTAAAACCATCATATAGTTTAGATGTATAAAAACGACCAGAATCTTCCTCAGAAACTACAAAATAGCCATGTGAAAAAACACAATGAGAAGCAGAAGGAAAACTTGTATCAGTTATTTTTGTTAAACTATCAGTGGTGGCTATATATCCGTTACCACCACCATCTATAACAAGTAAATGCACGCCATTATCAGCGGTTGATATTTTACCTGTTGAAGATAATAATGTCCCCAGTGTAGTTTTTGTAAAATCTTCTGAAAACTTACCCAATTCAACACCAGTAACATAAAACAAATCGTTTCTTGTAAAACTTAACATTCTTACTTTACTATATGAAGTATCTAAAACCTTTATCATACCAGGTGTTCCATACATTGCTATTGTATTTTTAGGTTCTTTATTATCGAAAACAGGAAATAAATTTATACTCTGCTGTGCATTTATTTCTTTAGATCTGCCTTCATATGAACCTCCAAGAAAGGGAATCTGTATACTTTCTTCTTCTTTATTCATTTCTTACCTCATAACAGGTTGTAAAAACATAGAGGTTTTCTCTACATCAAAAGATTTAACATAAAACTTAGCTTCTGCTGCAAGAGCCATTAAATTTTGATCAGGTGTTACCCCTATTTTTATACCTATCCTTATTGCTAAATTTAAGACTACTGCATCCATCCATTCAACAGGAAACTCACCATTATCTGTACTTGCATCAAAATCCATAATAGGATATTTTAAAGTCATTTGAACAGTTTCTTGAACATTTGAGCAAGTAGGCCATAAATATAAAATACCATTATCAAGCTGAGCATCATAGAAGAATTGATTTGCAACTCCAATTGTGGTTTTGTCAGGTAAGTTCATATACTCTTGTCTTGAAATAGGTATTAAATCAAAAGAGTTTCCATTGGCTGAAATATACCTTGCTTCTATTATTTTTAATGGTCGTTGTATTTTAGTCGTATAAACATAAACATGGTTATCAATAACAGAAGATTCTGTTAAAGCATCAGTTATAGTTACTGTATTTCCAGATGGAGAACCATTAACTGTTGTCCATTGGACTGTACTATCTTCAAGCTCTATTCCTATATAATCTCCATCGTTTATCCCTGTTATAGAATCTACATCAATCGTTAAGTCTGCTGCTGCTCCAGTCACCTTCATCTCTGTTTTAACCATTGAAGCCGAACAATTATCACCAGTTGATCCAAGAAGATAAGATTGCTTTTCATAGCCAAGGATTAAAGTAACATCTCTTTCAAGCCAAAGACCTATACCTTCTGCTTGCCATCCTTTTAACATTAAATTTAAAGTTCTACCACCATCAGTAAGTTCTTCGGCTGTAGGTTCTTCTCCTATTGCTATACCTCCTAATAATCGGTAAGCTTCACTAACCATACCATCTCTATCTAATGTAAAATCGTAAGAACCAGAAGTAGCCATTTTTTATTCCTTATGTGTCTTTTTGTTTTTAAACGGTGGAAAAGGAGGTGCATCGAATTTTCTATTTGAAGCTGTTGTATTTGTTTTATCATCTTCTAATTTTTTTTTATAAATTTCTATCTCAGTCATAAAAATCCTTTACAAATCATTCTGATTCTCTGTTATAAAAACATCTTCTTGCTCTGGTCTTGGTTCAGGTACAGATTGATTATCTTCTCTGCCCTTTACAAAATCTTGAGGATGTCTTGGTTCCCAGCAACTTTTACAGACTATGATTCCAGTCCATTCTTTTAAAGTGTTACTCATTCTAACTTTTTTTTTACATCTATCACATATTCTCCAAAAGTTACCAGGAATGTAAGTCATATTTATCTTTCCTTTAGTCTAACACAAATTAAAATATTATAAATATCTCCAACATCAGCACCGTTTGATGTTAAAAGGATATCACCTGTTCTATCTCCTTCTTCTCCAGGATCTACTAAACCACCAAATTCTTTAAAATCTACACTATTTTGAGAGTCACCTCCAATGGTTAAAATTGGTACATTTGCTGCTCTATCCCATTCTAATAGAATACTTGTAAAACCTTTTACATCATAGCTTATATATTCTATTACTGTTCTTGTTGGAATAGAGCCATTCAAACATCTCAATTCAGAAATATCTAATTTTACTACATCAGTTTCACCTGTACCATCAGATACACATCTGATCATTTTTACAACTCTACGCCAACCATTCTTATTAGGTGGATTTTCATCCCAATTTGGTGGGTAAACCCATTGTTCACTGACTGTATCAGCCATGTTATCTCTCCATTGTTTTTAATTTTTTATTCATTATCTTTCCTTTGTTATTGACAGTGTTATCTACTAATGCTATTATGTTTATATGAGAAAAAATAAATATATCGAACCAAACACAAAAATAAACAGATGGACAGTTAAAAAGCGTATTGCAAAACTTAATAAAAGCAATCAAGCTATGTATCTTTGCGAATGCGAATGCGGTACTATAAAACAAGTTGCCGGTTTTCGTCTTAGGAACGGATATACTAAATCCTGTGGTTGCCTCGCCAGAGAACTCAGTTCCGAAAGGTTCACGACACATGGTCTTACAAAACATCCTCTTTTCTCCATCTGGTGTTCTATGATGAATAGATGTTACAGTAGGAAAAACAAAGCATACTGTGACTATGGCGGTAGAGGAATTTATGTTTGCAATAGATGGCATGATGTTTCCTTATTCATAAAAGATAATTCCCATTTAGCAAAAAAAGGTCTCTCCGTAGACAGAGTAGACAACGATAAAGGATATTTCCCTTCAAACACTCGTTTTGTAACCAGAAAAACACAAGCATTAAATAGACGCTCAAATGTAAACATAACGTATAATGGAGTCACAAAACCTATTTTCGAATGGGCAGATGATCTAAACATTAAACCAAAAACCCTATGGAGAAGAATTAGACAATTAAATTGGTCTATTGAAAAAGCCATGTTAACTCCAGTTAAAAAATATCGTTATTCTACAATCATCGCTGAGCAGCCATAAAAATGTAATCAACAGTCATTGTATTAGCGACCGCTTCTCCATTTTGGCAACCAAAACTTATTGCCATGTATTCATCATCCGGAATTGTTCCTGAGGATAAAGATCCTTTTTCAACATCATCAACGTAATATTTTATAGTATCTACACCATCCCAATAAAAACCAACCTCAATATCAGTTGCATCTACGAGTGATCCTATATTAGATGCTGTAGTAACAATTGAATTTTTCATAATATGGAGATTTATAAGATCGTTTCCATCATTAGACTGAAACCAAATTCCATCAGTAGGGGCTGTATCTATAGGATCTGTTTGTGTTGAATGAATACCTATTATAAATGAGGTTTGATCAACATCATCACCCTGAAATTTAGCTTTAAACCAAGCCTTTTTACCAGCCTGTATTCTCCAGCCTTCAAGGTCATTTGTTCCACCATCATGTGACTGCTGTAACCATAAACTATCATCCTCATTAGCTGCATTTGTTATTACAACTGCTCCTCCTACATAAGTATCAGACTGTGCAGCAGCAGAAGTTCCTGTTCCAACAGATGTAGCAGTTATCACCCAGTCAGTAGCAGTGTATGGCATAAAATCATCAAAAAAAGTTACAATTTTAGTAGGATCTGTATCTATAAATGATCCTAATGTATTACCTGATATATTATTTGTTATACCATTCGGAAATCTTGTTGGTGAACTCATATATTATTCTCCTATTTTTTTAGAAAAAACTCAATCTTATTTTTAAGACTGAGTTTGATTATTTTAAAACTACGCACCAGCAGATCCGTATATACCTCTTGGATCAGAACATCCACCAGAAAAACGCATAAAACTTTTAGCTTTAGCATTATCAGTATCAAAATCATTGTCCTGTCTCAAGTTATAACTATCTCTTTCAAACAAAGTCATTCCCTGCTGAGCATCTGTTCTAATAAACCATGCTTTAGAATCAGTGAAATAGTTATTCATATGAATACCATTTGGAATAGCTTTAGTATCAAGAAGGACATTTGTTGCATTATTAGCTGTATCATTCTGAAGGACAGACTTAAAAATCCTGTGTGCATCCCAAAGATTATCAGGATGAATATGTAAAGACACAGCATTAAGATTTATCTGATGTCCCATTTCATCTGTTGCTGTATTAATCATATTAATAAGATCTTCAACAGCAGTTTCAGACAGATCAGCAGGAGTAGAAAGTTCATTACTCCATTCACCTGCTTGAGATGGATGATCAGTTGCAAGAAGCTCTTTACCATCACCATATGTATAGCTTGAATTAAAAGCTCTGTTATAGATATTAGCAAGAACTATTTCTTTTGTCTGTCTCATAACAAAAGCATTACCTTCAGCCCTTGATCCACCTTTTTTCTCATAAAGATTGTCTTTCATTTCATTATAGGTAACTATAAAACCCAAACCATAAGAAACATGAGTAAACCTCGTGGTGTATCCCTGTCCATCAGTTGCATAAGTAAAAGGACTACCTTCTGAAACAACAGGTGCAAGTGGAAAGCCATAATTCTGTAAAACCTCTTCGTATGCCTGGGACGAATTTTTAATATTAAATAATTTCGTATACTGTTTTTCATGCTGTTTATATACACGTCCCCATCTTGCATATAGTCCAGGCCATAATTCTTTTGGATGTGTGCTTGTTGATATAACTCCCATTTTACTCTCCTTTTAAAATATTATTTATATACCAGTAGTATATCTCTGAGTATGAAGATTAATCATTACTTCCCAAACAGCATTATCACCAACAACATTGCTTGTTCTACAAGATAATCTAAGTATTTTCATCTGTAAAGTATTGGTAGTAGCAGCCGTACTACTATCAAGTTCTACACCACTTTTACCAGTTACAGTCGAAGCTGTACCAAAGATATAATCAGCATTTAAACCTACATCTGTTGCAGCAAGAGCAGCTCCAACACTATCCTCTTGAATCTCAAATACAAGATCAGGATCATCTGCTACCATAGCAATTCTCTCTGTACTTGCAGGATTATAAGATTTATCAAGATTGTCTGGATCAGCCATAAAACCAACAATTACACCAGAAGTATAAGCACCACCAGCAGCAGTTGTTTTATTAATTTCAGGTAAAGTCCCAGGTTCAAAACCTTTATATACAGCAGTATTTGATGTCCCTGTTACAATAACTGGATCACCTATATAAAGAGCAGTTGCATAAGTTGATGGGATATAATAAGGGTTTACTGCCCCATTATAATTCTCACCATTTTTATGTCGTATAGGGATTAACCCTTTTTTTGCATCTACATTAGCCATTATTTGTTCTCCTATTTCTTGTTATTTTCTATTGATATTCCTTCTGAAGGAATATATCTACCATCTGTACCATGATTTCCGCCATTTCCTTTTCCTGCTTTTATAACTGATTCACTTTCATTGATTTTATCACTTTTAGCTTTTTGATCCATTTCATAAAACTCTTCTGGAATTTCCATGAGATAAGATCTTGTTCCATCTCTATCAGAAATAATTGACTTATAATTACCAAGACCAACATCTCTATTCCTTTCATCTTTTTCTGCAAATTCACCATTTTCTTTTGATACAAAATCGTATCCACCTTCCTTTGCATACTGTAAAAAACCCTTATGATCTTTTACCCACCTTTGTTTATACCCTTTCCTTGGTATAGTCCCCATTCTTGATCTTGGTGAACCGTAAGGTATTCTTTCTTTTCTTTCTTTAACTTTTCGAATTTTTGCCTCTATTGTTCTTTTATCTTCTGACTTTTTACCATTCATAATTTTTTAGGAACTCCTCTTTTGTAAATCCTGGGATATCTTTAATGAATCTTCCACATGCTTCTTTAGCAGAAGCGGGGAGATTTCCAAATGTTTGTTTCTTTTTATTCGGTTTAGTTTCTCCATCTGACACGACTGTCGTTGCTCTCCTTCTTCTTCTTGGAGCATTATTTTCTTCAAAGTCTTCAGGATACCTGTCTTTTGTTTCTTTTTTAACCTCATTATATAGATCAATGCCAGTAAGACCTGTTTCATCAGAGATAAATTCAGACATCTTTGCAGCATAATTCCTCAATTTTTTATTTTTATTAAACCATTTGTTTTCAGACAACCAATCATCAAATTCCTCTTCTGATTCAGATTTTCTATTATCTACATACTCAGGAATATCTAAAGTAAGATTACTTTTCTCTTCCTCCATTCTATCAAATGTTTCAAGATCTCCATCTTCTGCTGCTAATCTCTGTTTTTTAGTAATATCTTTTAAAGCTTTCGCATATGCTTTCTCTGAAAGTCCTTTCTGATATTCCCTAAAATCTCCGAATGTTTTTTTCATACTTGATATAGTATTTTTTAAACCAACAACAGTACCATCAAGTTTTTTCATTCGTTCACGCATTATTGGTAATTCTGTTTCTCCTCTTTCAAGGAATTTTTCAGCACTAACCCATCTATTCTTATCTCCCTTGAAATTATCTTCTTTTACCCAACCCATCCTTCTTGCTCTATCTTCTACATCTGTATCCACGTCTGTATTTATATCTTCATCTTCATCTACATCCACATCTGTATCTATATTTTCTTCTACATTTTCTTCTACATTTTCTTCTTCCATTATTATTCCTTTTTATTTAATTATCGCTGCTATATCTTTATCGCTCATAAGCTGATAACTATCTTCATCCATTCCAATAACCTTATATCCACCACCCTTTGTAACATAAACTTTATCTCCGATTTTTGGCTTTGGATCATTCCATCCCTCAAAAGCATTTCCGCCTACTGCAATTAAAGTAGCCTGTACCTGAAACATATCTCTTTTGTCTTTTACTGTAATTGGAATCCAGATACCTCCATCTGTTTTATCATTTGTTTCTTCTAATTTGACTACTATCTTGTATTCAACTGGAGCTAAACCGCTTGTATTGATATCTTTCATAATTATTTTCCTTTTCCTTTTTAAATATTATTCCTTAATTCTAAAATTAAATCAATACCATAAAGTATTCCAACTGCCTTTGCTGTTTCTTCAATAGTTCCATGACCACCTTGAAGAGTATTTCCATTTTCTAAGCCCTTTGAAATTAAAGATCTTGCCTCTCTTAATTCAAATAAGATCTTTTTAGTAATTTCATTTTCTTTCCATTCATTAAATTCTTCCTTTGTTATACTGTTGTTCGACATTATTCACCTTCTGACTATCTCTAACTTGCTGTTGATTGTTTATACCTTGATGTTGTTTACTTTTAAGATTATTTAAATCTTGTAAAAAAGTTTTATATTCTTCTAATTGAGTTCCTTCTTCCTCTGCCTCTGCTTTAGCAATTTGTAATATTGCATCAGCCCTTAACTTTTCTATTTCTGCAAATATTTTCCTCCTATTAAAGTCTGCTTCCATTTGTTCAAGTTCTAAACGTTGTTTCTCAATACCTATTTTTTCCAATTCTGGATTAGGTGGTTGAGGTTTCCTTTGATCAGGTGGTAATAGTAAATTTTCAGGTGCTTTAATAGCTTTTAAATATTGAGCTGTTATAGCATCTTCATTTAACCCTTCTCTACCAGATATTCTCATAACTGATTCAGCCTTGCCAACTCTCTGAACATCTAATGAAAACATTGGTTCAGCAGAAGGTATTATATTAAAATCTTTACCATTAAAATCTTCAACTTTAAATTGTTCATCAAGTACTGCGACATATTGTGTATTATCTACATACTTAGCATTAAGTTCAGCTATTAATTTAAATTCTTCTGTCATAGCTCTATATATTCTTTTATATATACCGCTAAAAACCTTTAATCCTTGCTCAATCAAAGCTGTTACAGTTGCTGCTGAAACATTCTCACCAGGTTTATTACCAGCAATAGCATCCTGTACAGAAGATATATCTTTTCCAGCAGAGATTAGCATTCCAAGTAGAGAAAATAATACTTGAGAAGGTTCTTTTACTGGAAGAGGAAGAATTCCTGATCTTAAATCCTGACTCATTACATTTGTTGTTTTCCATTCACCAGGCTTAAATTTAACCTCACCACGATTAAGATTTAGACCTCTTGCCATAAAACCACCACCAAGATTAGCAAGTGTACCAGCATCTAAGAGTTGATTGATAGACGTATTAATACTGCTATTAATAGGACATAACAAAGTACCAAAAGCAATGTCATAAAAACCTCCGTCAGGGTTTGGGAAAAAAGGATATTTAACAAAATACTGTAAAGGTTCAATTCTTATTGGTTTTCCATTTTTAAATTTAATACTGTTTTCATCATATCTTGCTACAATCCTAAAAACCTGTTTTGATTCATGATGAACAGTTACTATATATGGCTCTTTATAACCATCTTCATCAAGATCAAGCCATCTATGCTGTTCTAAAAATAAATGAGGTGAATCATTTTGAACATCTATATTATCATTTATATCTTCATTGTTATTATCTAAATATTTTCCATCACCACCTATTTCAATATCAAGCCATAAATCAGCATTTGACATTTCAATAGCGTAATTTTCATACTGATAGAACTTATGAGTTATTCTTTTTGCTGATTTAATACATTCAGTGTTATTATTAATAACAACATCATCGAATGTAAGAAACTTAGAAGATGGTTTTTCAAGCAAACTATCATAATATATTTTTTTAAAACAAGTACCTGTTATTGGTAAAACATGAAGCATTTTATCCATACCATCAAGCCAACCATCCATTTCTTCAAGTAATTGAAAATCCATATATTTACAAATTCTTGCAGCACGAGCTTCTTTTTCTCCTGATTCATCCTTACCTATAACCTTAGCATTTACTATTTGTTCATCTGGTATAAGTTCAGGGTAGGCTCGACTAGCAAATTGAATACCAGCTACAGTAATAAGAGGATATTTAACATTAGCTGCTCCCTCCCATGGAAAACTTTTAGCTTCAGGAGTTTGCTTTGCAAGTTTCATTGCTTCTTTATTTATGGTTTCAATATTTCTTCTTGATTCTACATCTATTTCATACTCTTCGACAACCTTTAAACCGATTTCATCAAGTAAGGATTGCTCCAAGTTTACTGCAATATTCTCACTCTCTATATAACCTTCAAGTCTTTTAATATCCACCTATTGAATCCCTTCCATTATTAGAAAAAAAACTATTTTTTTGATCCTCTAAGCCATCTAATAAATCCAAGTCAGAATAATGAGTGTCTAATAGCATGATCCTATACAAGTTTTCACACATATGGTCATCCTTGTCAATTGGCTTCTGAGTTTCCTTATCATAAACATAACCTTCTATTTCAAAAATAGTCCTAACTAAATCATCAAAAATAAATAAAGAAGGAGTGTTGTTTGCTCCTTTTAAATGATTCTTAATTTCAAGTATTCCTGCTGTTTTATCTTTAGTAGCTGTTTCAAGATAAAACCCATACTGAGCAAGGACTAAGCTTACTTTTTCAAACACAGTATTTGGGTTATTACTATCACCTTTAGCAAGAGGATCAATAATAATTCTACCTACTCTATAGTTGTTTTGTTTTATACATCTGACTATCTGTTCTCCTACCCATTTTCCATCTCCATGTTCCCATATTTCATTAATAAGATATTTTATACCAGTAGGGCTAACTGCACAAAAAAGGATAGCTTGTTCTGTTCTTGGATGAATATCTATGGCTATATCTACAATCCAATCCAATGGTATTTGAAACCTTTCAACAAGGTGGATTTTTCTGTCATATTGTGGATAAACAAGACCATCCATATATGCAGGTACACCATTTAATCTTATCTTTCTTTCTTCTGGAGTTAAAGCTTTTGAAAACTGATCAAGACCTTCCTTAGTAATACCAAAGCCTACATTTTCAAAACTTTCAACATGAACATTAAAAACACTCATATCAGGACGACCATTTTCATCAACAGCTTTAATAACCTCTCTATCTACCCATGCTTCCTTTAATAGAGTCATACAAAAAAGTTCTCTACCACATCTATCAACAAGACCACGAGCATTTGCAATTCTTATCGGTCTTTTAGGTGGTTCATCATAAACGATTAAATCACCAGACCAACCTTCATGTAAACCAGAATCCTGAAGATTACTCATTACCTCAATAGAGCTTCCAGTCTCTTCATCAGTCCATAAATACTCTATCCCATCATTATTTTTCTTCCTGGTAACTTTTCTATTCGCAGGCATCCACTTAAAGAGTTCAGGAATAATAACAGATTTGATTTGTTTGTTCCAATCCTGTCCTATATATCTTACCTTCCTTGGTAAATTATGAGGGAAATAGAGAGATTCTTTATTCCAAGGATAAAAGCCAAGCATAGTTGATATGGCAAGTATCGTGCCAAGTGTTGTATTGTGATGAACTATACCGCCAGCGAAATAATTCTTATAAAAAGGAACTTCAAAGTCATAAACCTCTTGCAATGCGTCAATAGGTGTGATACTATTAATAGTATGATAACCAATTACATTAAAAGGAGAGGATAAATCACATGAAAAAGGAACTTTGGAACGTAGACGAGATAAGAAATTTGATAGAAAACGAACAAAAAACTTTAAAGAAGGTAGCTTTATCTTACGGTTGTTGTACCGCAACGATGCAAGTTTACTGCAAAGAGAAGAATATAAAGCCCAAAATGGGTGTTCCTGCGAAAGTCTACCCGGTTGAGCAAATACGGGATTGGATAGAGAACCAAGGGAAGACGCATAAATGGATTGCTGAGCAAATAGGTTGTTCAAACCAACATATCTCAAGAATTTGCAAAAAGAATAAGATAAAGACTCATAGATCGGGGCCGAGAAGAGGGGAAGGACATCCTGGTTGGAAGGGTGGTCGGCATCAACGTAAGGGTTATTGGTATGTTTATAATGCTGATCATCCAAATTGTACAAAAAATCGTTATGTTGCTGAACATCGTCTTGTAATGGAGAAAAAGATCGGTCGTTATCTAACAAGGAAGGAAGTTGTTCACCATCTTGACGGTAATCGTGTAAATAATCATCCAGACAACCTTCATATTTATCCTTCAAATGGTGTTCATTTGTGTGAAGGATTCCATGGTCGTTTACCAAACTACAGCCTTGAAGATTGTCAAAAGATGCTTGAAGCTGCTCAACGTAGAGCCAACCATGCGAAGTTAAAACGCGGTGATGATCAGCAAGGCCAAGAGTCTCACCGTTAGACATATTTAAATTGTAACATTTGTGCAGACCCTTCTTTTTAATAGGTGGGTTTGCATAAGTAACTACTTTTTTATTTCCATCCCAAGCATATACTTCGAATGGTTTACTTTTTTCATACAATTCACCAATAGTTTTTTTACCTTGTGTAGTCTCTATAAGTGTATTAACCGTTGCGCATTTCCCAGATCTGTTACCCCCCGTGAAACAGAACACTTTATACATTTCTTTTTTCCAACCATCAAGAATCAAAGCCTGTTTTGGATTAGGAGTATCAAAAAACTCAATCTTATTAGCATTCTTATACTCAGCCATCCTTGTCATTAATTCAATTTCTTTTAGAGCTATTCTTTTATACTCTTCTTCAGTGGCCACATTACTTTTTTTACCAATAAGCTTATTAGTAACATTCTTTTTTATCTTAGCATTCCCATTCTTTACTTTAAGGTTATATTTATCATCATTATGAATAAACTTATTCTTACCAGGTGAAGGTGGATAAATAGATTTCTTTTGATTAGCTATAGCCTTCAACCTTTCAATATCAACATTATCTTTAACCTTCATGAGCTAAATCCTTTTCTTCATCTATCTCTTCTCTATCTTCATCGTAACTATAAAAACAAAAACCTACCTGAAGGAAATAATTCTTAAAAGCATAGACTATCTTTGGAGTTTTATCCCATATAAGAGTCAAATTATAACCATTATAATAATCCTCTATATCATCTAAACTATTTTTAAAGAACTTAATACCAACAGTTAAAATTTGTTTTTTAATGTTTTTAGTCTTGTCCAATTTAATCAAACGAGTATTATATGATAAATTATCATTCTTAGATATCATAACTCTATCAGCACAACTCTCTATAATTCTTTTAAGTTTTAAACATACATGGCTTTCAGCAGACTTATTCATCATTTATTCCTCCCTTATACCTTTTAAAATAACTTTATATATACTAAAAAGAAAATAACATAAAACACAAAAATATACAACAGCTAAACTATTTTCATTTATTTTAATAAAAGTGCTATGAGGCTATTGCAATTAATGTCAAAATATGTTATAACTTAGTAAAAACCTTGAAATTAGTAAAAAACAACAAATACATTATCTAAAAGAAAAAACGCTAAGTATAAACCACTCGCATCAAGTGCGAAGGGATTCTATATCCTTTTACGGATCGCTTTACAACTG